CGGCACTGAATAATCTATAGAATACTCTAAAGTCTGCTTCAGGTAAAACACTAGCAGCTACTAATACTTTTAATGATGTTGCAGGTTGTTCAAGATTAATAACTGAAGAAACAAATATTGAACCGTGTGGATCATCTTTTATTTGATTTGTTCTGCTGTCAGTAGCATAGTTGGATACAGGATTGTTGATTTTGTTTCTACCTAAAACAAATGTTGCATTTTTCACGTCAAGTGCAGGTGATAAGTTAGAATCCTCTGTACTCATATCAACTGTCAAAGTCAGAGACTTTTTCTTAGGTAGATCACTCAATCTAGCATCTTCATTTATCTTAGATGCAACAAGTCTTGGTGTACGGAAGAATGTAGTTTCGTTTAGTGATGTTGGCTCAAAACCTTGATCTATAAATGAAACTTCCGAACCTCCAGCACTTGTTCCACTAACAGTTCTAACAGAACTATTGATCTTCGTAGTTCTACCAGGTGTAATTGCATTCAATTGAGGATTGAATGAACTAAACTGATGGTTTTGAGAAATATTGATATTAGATCCACCAAACGCTTTTTCATTAGTAAATGAAATTTGCTGGTTTCCAGATACAAAGTTTCTTTGAGCATCACTATACAATGATCTATCAATCTCAATGTAATAAGAATCAATATCCACTGGATCTGATGAAACTGTATGTGTGGTATTAATACCTATCAATGAAACACCACTTGCTTGATAGGTTTGTATATCAGAACCAGATGTATATGGCAATGCATTTGTATTGAGTTGTGCTCTTGTAATAGTAAGTGCACCATCTCCTAATACGTAACTTACAACTTCGCTACCTATTAGTGCTTCACCTCTACTTGTTGTAATACCATTAAATGTAGCAAATGATGTTGTATCAGCAACAGAAACAACTGTATCAGAAGCAGATATATCTTGAGTTGTTTGAGTTACAATAGAATCAGGTTGTACGTCTTTGATACTTACTTGATTAACACCAGAATGATGAGCATGATTACGTTGTACTACCTCAAATTTATTTCCAGTAAATAAAGTTCCATTTACAACTGAATCTCCATTTACGAGAGCGTTAGTAACAGGTGTTCTAGAATTATTACCAGCACCATAATGAACTAAAGTTTCATTATCGGCAAACTTTTCACCTTGAACATCTGTTAGGAATAATGTGTCAAAAGTAGCATCTATTTTCTTAATCACTAATTTAAACCCAGATCCACTTGTTACTGAACTACTACTATTATCAATTGTTAAAACTTCACCAACTTGATAACCTGAACCAGTGGTTAAATTACTAATACCATTAGTATCAACAACTCCATCAGTCACCGAAACTGAGCATTGTGCACCTGAACCAGTACCAGTTAGAGATTTAAGAGGTATATTATTGGAATTAGGTGTAAAGTTATATCCAGTTCCACGAGATACAATCTCAAAATCAGTTCCCGATACAGGATTAGAACCACTAGAAATTTCTATTGCTGCACCTTGACCTTCAACAACACCTACAACTGAATTATCATCAGTGTCATTTGCTGCACCAGTGCTCACCTTTCTTCCGATTGGGAACTCATTATTGGTTCTTGCTCCTGAACCATCAATAGTAACTTTAAGTTTTCTAGGTAAAGAGCGAAGTGCATTATCTGATATAATTTGTGTATTTAAATTACCAGGTAATATAGGAGTATTAAAGAAAGTAGCAGTTCCTGAAGGTACAAATGATGCTTTACGTAACTTGAAACATAAGTCTTGATATTGACTTGGTGTCCAAATAGTACCATTTTGAGATTTAAATAAACTACCACCAATGTATTGTTTAGAAACAACTACGTTTTCAACATCTGGAAGATTTGTTGTTGATACCGTCTTCTGACCCATAGTTGCAACCCACATCTCATATTTGTCTGATGCTGGTGATAAGAATACAATGGCATACTCTCTTCTTGGTTCAAGATAAACAGGTGATGGGAATCTTATGGTTGTTGGGACTGATGCGTCATCAGAAACATTAATTTGACTTGGATTTAATGCAAGTTGAGTATAATCTTGTACAAGGAACTTTGTAGGTGTGCCAAGTTCAACATGTCTAAGTTGAACGAACACTTTTGCAACTGGATCTTTAGATGCAAAGAATACATCAAATGAAGTTAAGAAAGCACCAGTTTCATCCACTGTAAATGATTGTGCCAAAGGATCTTGATCAGGTGCTTCAATCCACTGCCTATCAGTTCTAGTTGAAGTGTTTACACTTGTAGTAAACGCATTAGGTCTCTGAGCAGGTGGGGGTGGATTTCTTACTTGAACAGTTGATGTGTTTTGAGTAATAATAGTACCTGTTCCTAAGAAGGTTCCAGAAGCGTCACTGGCTAGTGCAGTTTGACCTGGTAATGGAATCACACCTTCTGCTGCTGCTGTTACTCTGAAGGTCTTTGTGCCTGATCTGAAGACCACTGGAGGTTGAGGTGTTACATTAGCATCTCTAAAGAAGAATGCTCCAATAATGTCTCCCCAATTATCTGAAAATAAATCAATATTTGTTATTGTTGCTACTGCACCACTAGTTTCTCCTACTATTCGTGCACCTTTAACAACATAACCAAAATATTCCTCTAAATTACCCAAAGCAGTAACATCAACGTTTAATAACTGAGATGTTGCTGAATATGTTGAAGAAGGAGCAGGTCTATTGCGATCATATGGATCAACAGTATATTCTTCTACAGTCACTGCTGGTGAACCTAAACCAGCACCAACGTCAGGACGACTATTATCTCCAAACTTATGATTTGGTTTTTGTATTCTTATATAACCTATCTGTGTTCCATTTAATTCAATTCTTGCGTTTTCAAATATAATAAAAGAACCTGCTGACATACTTATTTCAATAAGTTTTGGAACAATGTCAGGAACTCCATTATCAAGGTAATGATAATGTTTGGTTGTTGGTTTTAATCCATTAGCAGCAAAATAAACATTTCTTGATCTCATGAATGGATCTGCTACTGAATCTATCTTTATGTCTTCAATGTAATCAAATTCTTTTGATGGACCTTCTAATGTGTTTACAAATTCAACTTCTTGTGTAGTTGTTGTGGTTGTCGTAGTTGTACTTCCAACCCATCCAGAATCGTCATCATTTCTTCTAGTATCGAATCTCTCAACATCAGTTTCTGTATCAACTTGTGTATTAACCACATTTTGAGATTCAACCCAAGTAGCACCTGTTGATTCTTGTCTTACATTATCAATGTATATTGTTCTAGACCAATTATCAGATGGTGGATCAAGGGTAACTGCACCAGCAAATACTAAAACGTTAAATGGGTTAATATTCTCAACTTCTGTTGCTTGTGGTTGATCAATCCAATCAACTTCTGTATAATCAAGTGTTATAATATCACCAGTTTTCTTACAATTTGGATCTAGTAACTTAAGATTAGAATTAAGGTCAGAGGTCGCTAAATCAATAGCAGGATCAAGTGCTATTTCAGCTCTCATTGACCAAAAATCAACAGCACTTAATAATTCACGATTAAATGTATCAACATCACATCTTGATCCTTCTTCTGGGTCAAAATTAATAAATCTTCTATCCTTAAAGTTATTTACAGCAAATCCTGTCTTAAATCTGTCTAAACCATCAGCATCTCTTACTTGCAATGATTTTGTATCAAGTTCAAGAGCATTAAGAGTTGTAAATGTTTCTAGATTTTTGATTCTTTTTTCTAAAGCACCAATATCTCTCATCGTAAATCTACGATTATCTTGCATCTTAATGCTTGGTTGCTTATCGGTATCATAAAGATATGGGGGCAAAGTAATTTGGGCAACCTCCATTGAATCTCCAAGTTCTGTTGGTGCAACTGGATTTTCAGCAGATTCTCCTTTTATTAATTTTACCTCTTCAAATTGATTTATTACGAGTTTATCAATTCTAGGAAGATAGAAACTATAACCTACTATTGAACTCTCATTAGGTGTGATAATAAATTGAGTTGAAGAATTAAATGAACGATCACTGAATGAAAATGGAGAAAGTGTTGTGCCCTGATCAGTTACTGGATTATATTCACTTACTCTTGGTCTAAAATCTAAAATATCACTTGCTCTATTTCTTCCAACTGCAGGAATATCATTAGTATACCTATCTGATGTATATGAATTAACAGAAAATAAATCACCACTTTCTCCTGGTTGAACATCATACCTATCAAAAATAATTAATAATTTTTTAGATGGGACTGCAGATTTAGCTTTTCTTTCTATTCTTGAGTAATCAGAGTATTGTTGCTTATGACCTTTATTCAAAGTATAATTATTAGTTCTATCAACATAATTTCCTGTTGTAACTTTTTGTGTAATAGATTGTATTCCAGATTCATCAAATATTGCTTGCTCACCAGCTACAAATTTGTTTGCATTTAAGTAAACAAAACTTATCGTGTTTGATGTACGGGATACTACTTGACCAACTGCACGACTTTCTTGACCTGTAACTTTTTCTCCAACTATTGAATTAGTATCAAGGTTAAGTCCACTTACGAATGTAAGTGTATCTAAAACAGGTGTGTTTGTATTTTTTGATTCTAAGACTCCTACAACATTAACTACGTCAGGAAAATTCAAGCATATTTCTTCGTCTTCAACTCTTAAACCATATCTACCATCTTTAATAAGATTACTGTTTTCTGTTGATATGCCTGTGCTACGTGTGATTTCTACTTGATTACTTCTTGAAAATATTTTTGATTTACTAGTAATACCAATTTTTTTAAGAGTAACATTTACAGTAGCATTACCACTTGTTTTTGATAAACCATTAAATACAACATCGTTTCCATTATTTGTTATCGTAACCTGATCTGATGTCAAAGGTTCAACACTTCCATCAGTGTAATGAATTGAATATTTTTCTGCATCAAAAGGTTCAAAGAACGCACTTGTAATACCAATTGTTGCTGCTAATCCTACTTGTGAAGATACAGTTATTTTTCCTCCACCTGCAGTAGGATTATTTGTAATCGCCTGATTTGTTAATTGTTTTGATATTATTATATTAGAGTTAGAGGTATCAATGATCGATACATTTTTCTTTGGAAGTCTTGAATATAAACCACCTCTAGATAGATTTGTGATTCTTGGAACTTTAATTCTAAATGTAGAGTTTGTAGATATACCAGCTGCTAAAATAGTTTCTTGGTTTACATTTGTTACACCAACTCCCAAGGGTGAAAGTGTCAAAACTTCACCGTTAGCAGATATAGCACTTACTCTGTTAAATACTGGATCGGCAAATGTTCCATGATTATATGCTATGATAGCATCAGTTTTTATACCAACTTTACCACTAAATCTACGATTGGCAACAGTTGCAGTATTTGTTCCAGATCCACCAAGAACTGATAAATTATCAGTTAATGAAAAATTAGGTAATACACGATCATAAAGAACTGAATCTGCACTAAAATTTGATGCTAATGTTGCAACAGCTTTTGATTGAAAGACTGATTTAATATCATCAGTTGTGTATGTGTTCAGTGTTAGGATTGATGGTGATACATCGCTTTCTATCTCATTTACGATTACTGTCTCACCCTCTATAAATGTTCCAGTAGTTTGTAATAGTGATTTTGTATTAGGATTATTATTAGTGTCCGCTACAAATCCAATTGCACCACTTGCTACCCCTCTTACTCTAGAACCAACTGACATCGTGCTGACATCAGAAAATTTAATAATGGTAAATGTCTGAATATCATATAAATGTAAATCAAATTGTGTTGAACCTCCTGTATAAGGAGCATCGGAAGCACCAAAAGAATATACTCGAGCTTTACCTATCTTTATACCTCTATCTGTTGTTAAGTTAGGATTAGTTGATCTTTGATTATATAAATCTACAACATTAGTATTAGATCCACCTAGATTAATGAAAGGTGTACCAAATACATTATTAACCTTAAGATTACTACCCAAACTAAATGGTATGGAAGAGGCTCCTACTGACTTAACATCTCTTGGTTTATCAACATCAAGAACTGTTGTGCCAGGTAGATATACATCAAATCCTCTTACATATGCTTTACCAGGTGATAGTTTTACACACATTAAATCCTCAGATGGTGTATTACCTTGATCTGTTACTTGATTAGAAGTGTATAATCCCTTTGATCCAATTTCATCATTTAATGAGTTTTGTGTATTTACACGGAATGGTTCAACAGCATAGTTTCCTGATTCATCAAAAGTTCTCTTTGCAAAATATTTTTTTATCTCCGAATATACTGAAGAGTTTTGTAATTTCTTAGTTTCACCATCTCTAACTCTGAATAATTCTACAAAATTTGTATCATTATAATCTTGAAGTGATTTTTTAGCTAATTTAGCAGTAATCTTAAATCTATCAGCACCTGGTGCAGCAAAGTTAGTAAAACCTTTTGCATTATCATATAAAGATTCATCATCACTAGCATTAACAATTTCTTCAATTATTTCAAAACCAACTCTATACGATGGTCTGTTAGAATATGGATCAAGTATTATGAGAGATGTAGGAACATCAACAAATAATCCTCTCATAAAATATACACCCTTGCTTACACCAAAGGCAGAACCTGTTGCAGATGCTTGTTGAGAAACAAGAGTAAGGATAGTTTCGTTTTCATTTAAAGTGGTATTACCATATGTAAATGGTTCCTCTAATATCAATACTTCACCATTTGGAAAAGCAGCACTTTCACCATCAGTTCCAGATTGAACATACTTGACAAACACTGTTATTTCATCAACATTTTCCTCTGGAGGTAATATAAAATTCTTTATAGTCGCAACAATACCTGAATTTTGACCTCTTACTCTTGTTCCTTTCCCATTATTGTTAGCTACAATTTCATTTAAGTAAACTGACACATCAATGCCCAAATGTGCTGCATTTACTTTAACTGAAAAATATGATGGATCATACTCAATACCACCAGGTATGACCATTGAACCTTCTTTGAATATATGCTTACCGAAAGATTCAACTTGATTTTGTAATATAGATTGTAATCCAGTTAGTTCTCTTGCTTGAACTGGATGACCTGGTCGAAATAAAATCTTGTAGAAATTTTTCGCACTATCAAAATCATCATAATAAGGATTGATATTTAAATTAGTCTTTTGAGTATGATTTTAATGTCTTCCTTTTGGCGAGAGTTTCTCACAATTTCAGGTCTATTGTCTAGATAGACTATTTCACCTGACCCTTTATTTATCTCAGATTCAGATAACCCTGCGTTAAAATTAACCCCTAAGTTGATTAATTTATTACCAGTTGGGTTATCAGTTCCTTTTGAGAATGATACATCAATTGAACCAGAAAAACCAGATGATTTACCTTCAATATCATTTGCAGTATTCGCTGATTCAAATTGATAAATTTTACCTATCGTAGAAATCCCTGTATAATCTGTATGATCATAAGTTGTTTTATTGAAGTGTAAAGAGCGATCTCTGAAATATTTCATTACTTTAGTTTCTTTATCATAAGAAGCTATAAATCCAGTCGCTACCTTACCTGCATTAGGAGAAATAGTGAGAACTTGACTTATTTCCTCCCCAACTATAGGAGTTCCAGAAACTGTGTTAAACTTAAATGCTTTTAATGATGAATAAGTTGTATCAGTATAAACAATGCTTGTGCCAACTTTTGTTGGATTTTTCACTACTCCAACTTGTGCAAACTTGGTGTCAACTGGAAAATCTTTTGTTGAATCGTCAAATCTTGCATAAATTATAACCTTATCAGTGCCTAATTCAGAATATACATCTGAACCATGACCTAAGCCAGGTGGAATAATTGGAATTAATTTAGCTCTGCCTGTTGAACTAACATTACTGTTAAGAGTTCCTAAATCAACTATGCCATAACTATATCCCTTTCCACCCGAACTAACTGTAACATCAGTTATTTTACCATTTACAACATCAACTCTAGCTTTTGCTCCTGTGCCATCTCCAAGTATATCAAC